AGCCGAGCCGCTGCGGATCTGCAGGCCAGGACGCTCAATAAGAGCGCTCGCGGCGTGTTGATCCCTTGGGAGGTGCTGGGTGTTTCCCGCGCCGCTGAGACCCCCGGCCAGACGGTCGGCACCTTCGGCGATGGTGGTGCACTGGTCGGCACCGATCGGCTCGATGCACAGTTCATTGATCTGATCCGCAACCGTTCCGCCTTCCTGAACAGCGGCCTCACCATGCTCTCCGGCCTGGAGGGCAACGTTGAGATCCCCAAGAAGCTCAGCTCCAGCCAGTACTACTTCGTCGGCGAGAACGCTGACGTGCCAAACAGCAAGCTGACATTCGGCTTGGTGAACATGATCCCCCGCACCATCGGGGTGCGCGTGCCCATCAGCCGGCGGATGATGCTCCAAAGCTCTCCCGATATCGACAACTTGGTGCGCCTTGACATGGCCGAGTCCGTTGCCTTGGGCATGGATTCCACTATCGGTTACGGCACTGGGTCCAACGGCCAGCCGCTGGGCATCATCAACACCACCGGCATCGGCTCGGTGACGCTAACCAACGGCAAAAGCAAGGCGTTCCCCGTCAGCCTGGGTGGCGCTCCTACCAGCCTGGCTTGCGGCGAGTGGGACAACTACGTGGACCTGGAGACCGAACTGGCGATCGACAACCTCGACGACGGTTCGATGCGCTACATCATGAATAGCGTGGTGAAGGGCGCTCTCAAGCAGACCCTGCGGGCCTCCGCCGCTGGCTCCGACTACATCATGACCGACGCCGGTCAGGTGAACGGCTACCCGGTAGTGGTAAGCAACCAGATGCAGCTCAACGACGTACTCTTCGGTAATTTTGCCGACTGCGTGGTGGGCATGTGGTCTGGGCTCGATCTAATCGTGGATTCGGTCACCCAGGCGGCATCTGGCCAGACGATCCTGAATGTCCACCAGGACTTCGACGTGGCGGTACGCCGTCCGCAGTCCTTCGCTCTGGGCACCTGATTATGAGGCTGCAGATTCTCTCGAACTGCAGAGCAGACGGTCGCCACCTCGCTATGGGTGAGGTGGCTGACCTTCCTCAAGGCCCAGCTAACGAGCTGCTGGCGCTGGGCATGGCGTCGATTGCGCCAGAGCCCGAACTTGAGCCCGCCCCGGCCTGTCCACCCAAGCCGCGGCGCTCTGCAAAGACTTCCACCCCTGACCCCACCCCCACCCCGGAGGATTGATCAATGGCCATTGAACTCAGAAACCTGGAGCAACTCCAGGCCTTTACGATCCTGGCGCCAGCCACCCGCGACGCCGTGGGCAACACTACTGCGGTTGACGTGAGCGCTGTGGATGGTGATCTGCTGCTGCTGCTGTATGCCGCCGCCAGTGCATCCAGCACCGCGATCAAGGTGAAGGTGCAATCCGGCAATGCCTCTGACGGCAGCGATGCTGCAGACGTGGCCGGCGGCGTGTTTACTGATCTGGGCAGCACTGCTGCACTGCAGAAGCTGTCGATTCCCCGCGACCAGGTGGGCAAGTTTGTGCGGCTGGCCTTCACCGATGAAACCGGCAGCTACTCCGCCACTGTCACCTGCGTAGCAGTCGGCGGCGCCCGTTACGCGGTCTGACCATGATCCAGGAAATCCCCGATGATTTCCTGCTGGCTGACTTCGGCTCCAGCGTCACTGCTGGGGCCGTTGTTGGTTTGGGGTTTATGGACCGCGCCAGCCAGATCATTATGAATGACAACGTGGTGACGGTGGACTATGCGCTGACTGCCAGGACTGATCAGTTCGGCGGTTTGCAGTATGGCGACCAGGTGCAGCACGAAGGGCAGACATACAGGCTGCAGCATGAGCCGCTACGGCTAGCTGATGGCCGGTTCTGCGTGATGGTGCTGGAGCTAGTGCAGGAGGTCGCCACCTACCTGGTGACGCTGAGCGGCCTGCGGATCACGACTCTGAATAACAAGCAACTCCGCATTCTGTAGGCATGGCTGAAACTACGATCACAGGCCTGCCGAACGCCACGACCCCGCTCAATGGAACCGAGCGGGTGCCGATGGATCAGAACGGCGCCACGGTGGACGCCAGCACCCAGGCAATTGCGAATCTGGCGGCTGGCGCGATCAGCAGTGCTGTGGCTGCCCACGTAGCAGCTGCAGACCCGCACCCTGGCTACCTGACCGCCGCCGAGGGTGACGCGGCCTATGTGGGGCTGAGCGATGCCCGGCTGAGCGACGCCCGCGAATGGACCGCTGCCACAATCGAGCAGGCTGAGGCCGAGACCGGCACCGCGACGACCCGACGGGCGTTTACGGCGCAACGGGTGCGGCAGGCCATCGCGGCATGGTGGACCAGCGCCAGCACCGCGGCAGGCCGCGCCATAGTGGAGGCCCTCGACGCGGCCGCACAGCGCACGCTGCTGGGCCTGGGCACGGCTGACAGCCCATCATTCACCGGCCTCACGATCACCGGCACAGCGCCGGTCGTCATCCCCCACATCCACGGCAGCATCGCCGGGAACTTTTACGTTCACGTCAAAAACACCAGCGGCGGCCCCCTGGCGGCGGGCACGGCGGTCTATGCGACCGGCAGCGTGGGCGACACCGACCGAATCACGGTGGCAGCCTGCGACCCGACCGATCCGCTCAAAATGCCGGCGATCGCCGTGCTGGAGACCACCCTTGCCAACAACGACCCCGGCGATGCCGTGATCTTGGGCGAGCTAAGGCCGTTCAATTCCAACAGCTATCAGATCAGGGACCGGCTTTACGTGGGCACTGGCGGGGCTCTGGTGGCCACTCCCCCGGCCAGCGGCCTGGTACAGGCGGTCGGCAGCGTAGTGAGGGTGAACGTCAACACCGGGACCATCCTGGTGAACACCGGCGCGGCGATGGCCCGGGTGGGATTCACTGGGGCCTATGGCGATCTAAGCGGGCTGCCCGGAGTAGTCTCCACGACTACGGCGGGTTTGGCGCCGGCAACAGGCACCCCGAGCGGCAAGTACCTTAAGGACGACGGCACCTGGGCCACGGTTGAGGCTGGTGCGACCCCTGCAGGCAGCGGCACCGAAATTCAGTACCGCAACAGCAGCGCACTGGGCGCAATCCCCAACAGCAGCGTGGATGGCGCCACGGGCGCCGTGACGCTGGCGAGGCTGATCCTGGCGGCGAATAGTGCGGCCAGCACGCCGCCAATGGCGATGACTGGAACGTGGTTTTCGGGCGGGACTGGGACCACCACCACGCCGCACTTTCTGATCGAGCCTGCGGGCACTGCATCTACCGCCTGGAGCACGTCTGGCACAGGGCTGGGGGTGAATGCACCTAGTGGGTTTGCGGGAGCCTTAATGGACCTACAGGCCAATGGAACAAGTCGATTCCTGGTTGGCGCTGCGGGGTCTGTAAGTTGCTCTCAACTATCAACAGGCAGCGGAGTAAATGTTGGCTCATCAACAGGCAGGCTAGGAGTTGCACTCGCAAATGATCATGGGCTTGTATGGTCAAGCAATAATACTTGGTTCGGAACGATTGATTTACGGCTATTGCGCGACGCTACAGGTGTTTTTGCTCAGCGCGACGGCACCAACCCTCAAGTCCACCGCATCTACAACACCTTTGCCAGCGCCACCAGCTTTGAGCGGGCGAAGATTGAATGGGCCAGCAACATCCTGCGCGTCGGCACCGAAAAAGGCTCCGCAGGTGGCACAGCCCGCGACATGGAGCTACAGACCGATGGCACAACGCGAATCACGTTGAAGGCTAACGGGGCCATCCTGTTCTCAGGTATTCCCACCTCTAACCCGAACGTCGCGGGCCAGTTGTGGAACGACGGCGGAACCCTGAAAATCTCCGCCGGTTGATCACCATGCCCCTTTCCTCTCTCACGATCACCCTCACCGACACCCGCCTAATTGATGGCTGGGTAGAAGCCGCCAATCGCAACGGCACCACGCCTGAGCAACTCGCGCTGGAGTTCCTGAAACACCAAGGCCGGATTTATGCCGACCTGAGCCACATCGGGCTGATCACCAGCTCTAAATTCATTCGCCGGTTCTCAGCTGCTGAGTACGGAGCGATTCTGGCCGCTGCCGAGCAGTCCCCGCAGGTGGCCGCACTGGTGGATGAGCTGACCAACTCTCCTACAGTGGCGCTTGACGACCCCCGCCTAGAACCTGGTCTGCAGGCATTGGCAGCCACTGGCCTGATCGCTGCCCAACGCATACCGGATTTGCTGGCATATCCGCGCCCGAAGCCGAGCACGGAATAACCCCCGTAGTGCCCTCGACCTCGATAACCACCCTTCTTCAGATCCCCGAACAGATCAGGATCGTATGCCCCACCCAATCCGCTTCACCACCGCCGTTGCACTGGTGGCCGGCCTGCTTGTCTGGCTGCTGAATGCCGTGCCTCTGCCAGTGGCAATGGGCGTCGCGGTCGTCTGCGCTTGGCTGGTGTTCGATCTGGTGCAGCCGTTTTAGCCTGACCTTATGGCCAGTATCCGCGAACAGATCCTCGAACGCATCAAAACCGTGACCCTTCCCGGCACGGTGCAGGTTGGCCAGCGGATCTACCGCAGCCGTGCGCAGGCCTACTCCAGATCGGAAGCGCCAGCAATCACGATCAGCCCCGGCGAAGACAATCCGGTCAACGCACCACGCACCATCGGCGCCAGCCTGGGGCGCCTGGATCAGGCGCTGCCGGTGCTGGTCGAAATCTACGTGCGCGGCGACGTACCCGACCAGCTGGCGGATCCTATTGGCGTTGACGTGCACAGCAGGATGATGGCCGACCGCACGATGGGCGGCCTAGCCCATGACGTGCAGCCCGATGGCTTCCGGCCTGAGTACGAGCAGGCTGACGCCTCTGCTGGGTGGATGCAGTACCGGTTCCTGATCAGGTATCGCACCCGAGACGACGCGATCGATCAATTGCCCTGACTCCGTAGCCTGAGGCTAGGACGCTCAGCCCCCATCCATGGCGGAACAATTCGAGCACCACGGCGAGTCTGGTGAGTACGTGATGCTCCCCAGCGGCGAGATGGTGTCTGCTGCTGACTACCAGCCGCCCAAGGCTGAGCCCGCCAAGCCCGCCCAACCCAGCAAGGCCAAGGACTGATGACCGCACTCCTGATCCGTAATTCGTTCTTGCTGGCCAAGACGGAAACCGCTTACGGCACCCTGGCCAGTTCAATCGGTGCATCCGATGCAGTGAAGATCACCTCGCTGGAGGTGAACCCGCTGACCGGCACCCGAGTCGAGCGGAATCTGATCAAGGGGTTCCTCGGCGCCGACCGCCAGCCGCTCACCAATGAGCACGTCGCCGTCACGGTGACATTCGAGTGGGGCGGCTCCGGCGTCGCTGCCACCGCACCCCGGTTCTCTCCGCTGCTGCTGGCGGCTGGCATGAATCTGGCCGCATCGGCCGAGATCACCGGCACGGCCACTGCAGGCGGCGCCAACACCATCACCCTGGCGGACCTGGGCGGCAGCAATCCGACCAGTGATGCCTACGTTGGGTTTCCGATCGAGATCACCAGCGGCGCCAATGCCGGCGACAAGGGCGTGATTGTGGCCCACAACGGCACCACCCGAGAGGTGACGGTGGTGGCGTCCACGGCATCGTTCACCGGCGGCGCGGTGAACTACAAGATCCCCGCGCTGTCGCTCTACCAGCCGATCAGCACTTTCGGCAATGGCAGCAGCTGCACGCTGGTAGCGGTGAAAGATCAGAACGTGCACCGCATCGAAGGCTTCCGCGGCTCCCCGGCGCTCAACTCACCGCTGAACAGCTACGGCACCTTCACGATCACCGGCATCGGCAAGTACGTCACCCCGACCGCAAAGAGCGCCGAGGCCTTCACCTACGGCAACCAGGCCGAGCCGGTGCCCGTCACCCCGCGCCACACCAAGGCGCTGCGGTTCCAGGGCTACGGGCCATGCACTGAGAGCTTCACCTTCGACTGGGGCCTCACTACCTCGTTCCGTTCGCTGATCAACTGCGAGCCTCACGCCCGTATCACCGATCGCCCGAACCCGAACGGAACGCTGACGATTGAGAATCCGCCGGTTGCGACCAAGGATTACTTCTCTGCTGCTGCTGACAACAGCGGCGCCAGCGATGGCCCGTTCGTGGTGCAGCAGGGTACGGTAGCAACGGAAAGCTCCATCTTCTTCTGCCCGAAAGCTGCAATCAGCGGCGATCTGTCGTTCAGCGATTCCGATGGAATCGACATGCTGCAGATCCCGTTTACTGCGCTGCCCAAGACGCAGAACGACGAAACCCGCCTGATCTTCTTCTGATTCGCCATGTTCCACCTGTTTCAGCCCGACCACATCGAATGGCCGGTGAGTGTTGACCTGCCGGCCAAAGGTGGGGTCAAAAAGCCCTACAAGTTCACCGCTCATTTCAGCGTGCTAGATGAGCAGGACGCGCAGGCGCTGCAGGATCAGCACAATCAGATGTTGGTGGCGATGCGTAAGCGCATCGAGGCGCTGCAGGGTTATGCCAAGGATGAAGAGGCCTCGCTGAGTGACCCGCTGCCCTGCACCTATCAGGACCTGGCTGATGAGGTGCTCTGCGGCTGGGGTGATGAGGTAGTGGGCGAGGATGGCGAGCCGATCGAGTTCAGCGACGCCACCAAGGCCCAGCTCTACCGGGTGCAGGGCGCCAGCGCTGCGATCTTCAAGGCCTGGCTTGAAAGCCTGGGCCAGCCGTCTGAGAAGGCTGCCGCGAAGGCTGGAGGGTTCCGCGCAAAAAACTGATCGACGCGGCGCGGTTCCTCGCCGCTGCCGCGAAGGGCGACCCAGCCGACGATGGCAAGGATGCGGCTGATGCTGCAGCCATGTTCGGCCTGGCGGTGCCTGAGGTAGAGCGGCGGCCGGAGACGTTCGGCCTGCTGGCAGAGAACGTCGAGGCGATCGGGTGGTTTATGAAGCTCCAGACCCAGTGGCGGATGGGGATGAATGGGCCTGTGGGGCTGGACTATCAGGTGTTCTTCCTGTGGGCCAAGGATGAGGGCGTGAAACGCCAGGACCGGCTGTGGCTGCTGGAGGATCTGCGGCTGGTGGAGCGGGAGTTTTTGGGGGTGATGAGGGCGGATCCGTAGGGGAGGGTGCGGGATGGGTTCCGGTGCGGTAGGGTGTGGGGCAGGTGCCCGCACGGGACACCACTGCCACCCGCTCACCCCGCCTATGGCCGCCAAACGCCCGCCCTTGCTGTTGCGCGACATGCGCAACCCGGCTGCTCCCATGCAACCGATGACCTTGAAGCTGCCCGGCCAGATGATTGAGGCCCTTGACCGCCATGCCGTGGCCTACAACACTTCCCGTATGGTCCTGGCCCGCACCCTGCTGGCCCAAGGGCTGGAGCAGCTCGAAGACCACTGATCATCTATCACACCCACTCGCCATGACAACCCATCTTCTCGACTCCCTAGCGGCCGACCTAGCCGCGCTAGAGATGCTCACCGCTGCCATTAAACTCAAGGTGGAGGCGCTGCAGGCACCCGAGCCGGCTGTGCCAGCTGTGCCTGTAACGGCCAAGCGGATTCCCGAGCATGTCCTGGTTGACGTGATCGCGTCGGAAATCTCGGGATTCGTAAAAGGCCGCGCCTCCTACAAGGCCGGAGAGTTCTGCGATCACTGCCGCCCGTTGCTGCCGCTTGGCAGCGTTGACGTTGCCCTGGACTGTGACGATCAACCGTTCTGGCGCGATCGATTCATCAGGGCCCACAACAAGATTGCAGAGCGCCGGGGATTCAAGCGCACGGCGCCTGGTGTCTGGGCTGTGCCGTCGGAGGCTGTGTGATGGGCGAAAAAATGCGGTCGGTCAAGCTGCTGATTGATTTAGAAGTTTTCTATGATGAATCGCTAGACGATGACTATGTAAGAAACAAATATCTGTTTGACAGTGACCGCTGCTCAACTGTGAGGTTTTGCGGAGAGCCCGGCTCAATTATTTCGTCAGCAGCAAGCGCTGAGGTCACTGAGATTAACGGCCCCAGCATCGTGTCTTGCTGGAAAAACAACCCAGCATTCTTCGAGGCCCTGTGCCAAGAAGGCGTGATCGAATGGCTGACGCCGTTCGTGCTGGGTAAATCCACCACTCCACCTGAAAAAAACTAGCTATGTCAAACTCTCAACTCGCTGCAATTCTTCTTTTTTTTTCTTGCTGTAACTCTGCCTATTGCGCTGTTTTTTATGCCTAGTCCTGATGCCATGACCGCCGTTGGTTTTGGGTACTCGCTAGCCGGAGGCGGTATCGCAGTTGTTTTGTTGGCGAACTAACCCCGCCTGCCCCGTCCACCACCGGGGCTTTCTGCTGCCCGCCGTCCGTAGGCTGACCCCAGGACTGGCGAACAGATAACACATGGCCCGAATGAGCCTGGATACCGCCATCCGGCTCTCAGCCGAGGTGAAGGGCGGCGGGAATATCGACCGGGTGAAGAAGTCGCTGCAGGATCTGGGCAAGAACAGCCAGACCACGGCACGCGAGATCAGCACCTTGCGGGCGGCCACGTTCCAGTTCGCCCGCGCCAACGACAACACGATCGCCGGGATCCGCAGCAGCATTGGCGCATTCCGTGGCCTGCAGGAGCAGGCCAAGATCGGCAGCAGGGAGTTTCAGCGGTACGGCGCCGAGATCCAAAAGCTCGAAGGGAAGCTGCGGGGGCTCGACACCACGGCCACCGCAGCTGGTGATTCGATGGGCCGCAGGTTGGCGGCAGGCCTCGCCAGCAGCCTGGCTACCATCGGCGCTGGCAGGGCCATTGGCGGATCGCTGGGCGCCGTGGTGGCGAGTGAGGAATCAGAGCGGCGGTTGAGGTCGCTGTCGCAGGGGCTTGACGATTACAGCAGGGTGCAGGCCGCCGCCACTGCTGCTGCGCAAAAGTTCGGCACTGCGCAGACGCAGGCCAATCAAGAGTTCGCGCAGATCTACGCCAGGCTGCGGCCAATCGGGCTGACGCTGGAGGAAGTCAGCACCGTCTACAACGGATTCAACACGGCGGCCAAGCTGAGCGGCACCACCTCAACTGAGGCAAGCGCGGCGTTCCTGCAGCTGAGCCAGGCGCTGGGCACTGGCGTCCTGCGCGGCGAAGAGCTGAACAGCGTCTTTGAGCAGACCCCGGCAGTGGTGCAGAGCATCGCTCAGGTGATGGGTGTGCCGATCGGCCAGATCCGCGAGCTGGCGAAGGAAGGCAAAATCACCGGCGACATCGTGTTGACAGCCTTAGGGCGGATTGAACGCGACGGCGCCCCCAAGCTGGCCGAGGCGATGAAGGGCCCGGCGCAACAGTTCCGCAACCTGCAGATTGCGGGGCAGGAGCTGCAGATCGAGATCGGAGAGGCGCTGCTGCCCACGGCGCTGGCGATGGCCAAGGCGGCAACCCAGCTGCTGCAGGAAGTCAACAAGCTCCCCGAGCCGGTGCGCAATGTGGGCGTGGCAGCGGCGGCGGCTGGTGTGGCCGTCGTGAGCCTGACCACGGCAATGAACGCCATCGGCGGGATTCGGGCCGCCACTGCAGCCCTGAACGCCTACACCGCCTCCGCTACTGCCGCCGGCACCGCATCAACCGCCGCGGCCACCAGTGCCGGCCGGCTGCTGACGGTACTGGGCACGCTGGGCAAAATCGGCCTGATCACGATCGGCGTGAAGTTCGCGATCGAGGGCCTTGACGAGCTGCTCACCGGACTGGTGGGCGTGCAGGATGCAGAGGCCGCGGCCAAGTCGATGGCCGAGCGTCGGGGCCTGACCTACACACCGAGCGCTGCGGTGACGCGCAGGAATCAGGCTTCAAGCGCCTACGTGTCCCGCTTTGCCGGGGCCCGCGATGCGGCGTTTGCCCGTGCGCAGCAGATCACAGGAGCGCCGGCCGCTGCAGTGCCGTTGTCGGTTGTGCCGGCTGGTGGAGGGGCGGGTGCTGGGGCCGGGCGCCAACCCACCACCGCTGCCGCCCCGAGGTTTGAGCTCTCCAGCCGTGGCAGGGCGCTGGTTGCTGCGGCCCAGAAGCTCGGCGTCAGTCCGCTTGACCTGGCGACGATCATCAGCTTTGAGACCGCCGGCACCTTCAGTCCCTCAATCCGTGGCGGCGCTGGCGGCAACTACCAGGGCCTGATCCAGTTCGGCGCGCCTGAACGTCGGCAGTACGGCGTCACCCCGGGCCAATCCTTTGAGGAGCAGGTGATGGGGCCCGTCGTGCGGTATTTCCAAGATCGCTTCAAGGGCGTGGGCATGAGCACCCAAGGGGCCAGCCTGTTGGATCTCTATACCACCGTACTGGCCGGCAATCCTCGCGCCAATCGCAACGCCCGCGACTCATTCGGCACTAGCGCCGTGAGCGGCGTGCAGCGGATGGGGCCGCATCGCCAGAAAGCGCTGAGCACATTCTTTGGTGGCTCAATGGAAAATATTGGGTTTGGCGCTGTCGAGCAGGCGCAAGCTCAAGTTGCCGGCTACGAGGAAAACATGGCCGCAATGGAGCAACTCCAAGAACAGCAAGCCGCCGCACAGAAACAGCTCGAACAGTTCAACGAAGAACGGGCCAAGACCGCCTTGCAGCTTTATAACGAAAGGAGCTTGCTAGGTGCCACAACCGATGAGCAGCGCCGCCGGTTAGAGTTAGAAATTGAGATTGACAATATCACCCAGCAGCATTTTGAGAAGCTGCAGAACCTGAAGGCGATTGAAGAAGAGATCGCCCGGCTCGGCGGCGTGGCTGAAACCGCCGCCATCCGCGAAGGACTGGAGCGCGAAAAGGAGCAACAGCTGGCACTGGCTCGGCTCAGGGCAGAACAGGATCTGAACGAGATCCTGGTGGAGCGCCAGCGCATGATGCAAGACCTCGCCCGCCAAGCATCCGAGCCGACGGCGTTTAACGTGCTGGAGCAGCAGAAGGCGCAGCTCGATGAGATTCTGCAAAGGTACCCCGCCATCGGCCAAGCGGCTGATGCTGCGGCCACCCTGGCGACCAACGGCATGGCGGAGATGATCGCCGGCACCAAGTCCGCCAAAGAAGTGTTCGCCGACTTCCTGCAGGGCATCGCCAGCGCGCTGATTGACACGGCAAAGAAGATGATCGCCCAGTACATCGCCATCGGCATCGCCCGGATGTTCGCCGGGATCGGTGGATCTGCAGTTGGCGGGTTCTCTGGTTCCTCTGTCGGCCCGTTCGGCGCTGGTGGCATCAGCCCCGCCCTCAGCTTCCCCACTACCGGCTTCGCCAACGGCGGCATCATGTCCCCATCCGGCCCGCTGCCGCTGAAGGCCTACTCTCGCGGTGGCGTCGCCAGCACCCCCCAGGTGGCCCTATTCGGCGAAGGCTCGATGAATGAGGCCTATGTGCCGCTGCCTGATGGCCGCCGGATCCCCGTGGCGCTGCAGGCCCCGGACGGCAACCGTGGCGATCGGATGCGCGAGCTGATGGGTGCATCACCTGCCGGCAGTAACGCCTCGCCGGTGCTGAGCATGAGCTTCGAGACCACCACGATCAACGGGGTGGAGTACGTCTCCCGTGACCAGCTCGAATCGGCAATGGCCGAGACCCGCAAGCGTGCCGCCAATGATGGCGCCAAGCGGGGCATGAGCATGACGCTGGACAGACTGCAGCAGAGCCCAGCAACCCGTAGCAAGGTGGGCATCCGCTGATGGCCGCGACCTTCCCCGATCTGAAACCGAACGAGCGGCAGATGACGCTCGGCGCCTACCCAACAAAGACGTTCCGCACCATGGCGGGCACGACGGTAAAGCGCCGGTACGGAAACAAAAAGTTCGGCTATCAGCTGCGCCTCACCTTTGCTAACCGCCGCGATCGGGACATCCTGCAGGTAGTGCGGCACTACGAAAACATCGATGAAGACGATCGCTTCGAGCTGCCGCCTGAGACGTTTGCGGGCGTCACCACCACCGGCCAAAGCAGCAGCCCGCAGCGCCCCGGCTTGCGCTCAATACTGCGCTCCCCTGACGGCTGCCTGTGGGAGTATGCCGGCCCGCCGTCGATTCAATGGGCCGGCAATGAGATCAGCAGCATCACCGTGGAGCTGGTGGCGGAACTGAACGTATGAGCACGATTCGCATCGCTCAGCTGTTCAATCTGCGCACCAGCAGCGGCACCCGGCACCGCTATCAGAACTATTTTGTCGCCCAGGAGTACACCTACCTAGGCGCCAAGTATGACTTCGCTCCGTTCCAGGTGAGCGGCGCAATGGCCAGCCTGGGCGGCGACAATGAAACCGTGCAGGTGCTGTTCCCCAACCTAGAGGTGGTGCTGCGGCTGGTGGAGGAAGGCGACGGCAACCGGCTGAGCGAGTTGACCCTGACCACCCTCTGGCTTAACGCTACCGGCGCAATCGCCAACCAGTACGAGGATTATTATGTGGGCTCAGGTTCCGGGTTCAACGATGACACGGTGGAGCTGCGGTTCAGATCGGCGATGGATTCAGTCGGCAGCAACTTCCCGGCCCGCACACTGACCAGCCAGAACGTGGGCATCCTGCCGCTCAATGCGGAGCTCTACCTCAGATGAATGATCTGATCGGCTTGGCGTATCGGTGGGGCTGCCGGCCTGGTGATGGCAGCGGATGCACGGACTGCTTCCAGCTGGTCTGCGCAGTGCGGCGGCAGCTGGGACTGCCGGATCACGCGGCGCAATTCGAGTGGGTCTACCGGGAGCACACAGCCGAGACGTTCGGGCTGCTTCACCTGCGGCGGCTGCTGGCCTCTCTGGCCGATCCTGTGGCCGCGGCCCTACCGGGCGACCCGATCTTGCTGGGCGGCGCTGCAGCGGCGCTGGGTGTGGCAGTGGATGGGGGGGTGATGTTCATTGCCCCTGGACAGACTGTGGTGATGACGCCGCTGCCGCAAGGCGCCGGCCAGTGCTACCGGCTGCGATGAGACGACTGCTGCCCTATGAGCACCAGCTGATTGAGCAGCTGGGCGTGAGCCAGGAGGACTACCTGGACTTCATCGCGGCGCAACAGAGGGACTACAGCCGCAGCATTGAGGATCAACAGGCGGAGATCCAAGCGGGCCCCGGCGCCGTCGCCCTTGCGCTCACGGTGGTGGGCATCCTGTTCCAGGTGGCCAGCGCCCTGCTGCTGCGGCCATCGGTGCCTAGCGCCAATCGTAGCCCGCGGCAGACCCGTGAGCAGCGCTTCGCCCCACGGTTCGGGTTCAACAGCTCCCAGGAGCTGGCCCAATACGGCGAGCCGATCAACTTGGTCTACACCAACACCGCGCAGAATCCACGCGGCGGCGTGCGTGTGGCCACGTCGCTGGTGTGGTCCAGCGTCCGCAGCTATGGCAGTTCGCAATTTATGCAGCTGCTGCTGGTGGCCGGTGCTGCCAGTATCCGCAAGATTGATTGGGACCGGGTGGCATTCGGCCAGCTGCCGCTGCGGGAGTTCGCCGCATCCAAGACCTGGCTCTATTTCAACCAGAGCGGCAACGCCAAGTTCAACCAACGGCAGATCGGCGATGACAGCGACCCCTCCCGCGAGGGCGCCGCGCCGGGTGATGACGTGTGCCGGATCATCGATGGCGCAACTCGCCGCAGCGGCTACAGCCAGGCATTCAGCCCCAGCAGCCTGA